TCAGTAGCAATCTCAGGATGAATTATAGAAAGTACACCTAATGCTTTACTAACTTTTTCGTTATACCAACCAACAGCATTTGCATTTTCTTGCAAAGCAAAACGTGCATCATCTAACAATGTGTCTACAAGATATTTTTCTGTTTCTACAGAAGAATCTGAAAGATCAACTTTAGCTTTTTTTGCTTCTGCTTTTATACGGTTTTGTATTTCTAATTTAAAATCCCGGTTAGTTGCAAATGGTTTACTAGCTGCAAAATCAAAATTTTCTACAATGCGTGCTATTTGATATACAGCTTGTGGTACTGGCTTACCTTTTTTTTGTTTACCTCTTTGTGCCAATATCTCTTGTGTTTGCTGTTTATATATGTTTTCTACTTCTGTATTCCATGTACCACTATTTATTGTTGATTTAACTGCTTTGTTGTCAAACACGACTATTTCATTACCATCTTGTACAGGCATAATTGCACCGTCATATCCTTGTGCAATAAGGTTTTCTTTAAACTGTTCTGCTGATACTTGACCTGATTTAACTAATTCTTTGTCATCCAAAGTAGCTTTATATGGATTTTCTAAACGTGCATACAAAGGCATAATAATTGGATCTGTAGGGCCAGCAGGTAAACGACCAGTTTTTATTCTTAATTTTTTTAAATTTGTATAATATTTAGCTAGGTCTTTATTATCAGTTACATATACACCAGTACCTAACCATCCTTCATCTAATCTTTTTGGATGAGATAAATCAAAATGGTCTATGCTATCTGTTGTGCCATGATAAACAATTTGTGGTGTGCCGTCAGCATTTTTTAATTTAGACTTACCAAAAAACTTTTTAAATGCAGGTGTGTCTAATTTGACTGTGCCATCTTGATTAAATAACTGTTGTTCTGGTGATACATTAAATTTTTCGTCAGTAGTTATGTTATAAAAATATTTATTAAAAAATTCACTTGGTTTTATGTTTAATTGGTTTGCTTGAGTAACTACAAAATCTCTTACAAAATAAGATAAAAATTTAGTCTGATTAGGTGTATAAACACCAGTAGCTTTTAATTGATCATTTATATTTGTTTGGATAGCAATAGCATCTTTTCTTATTTCGTCTGACAATTCTTTTTGTTGATTTAATATTTGTTCTGCTTCTGCTCTAAGAGTTTCACTTTCATTTGCGAATTGACCGGCTTCAGTTGCACTCATACTGTCTTGAGTAACACGCATATGTGGTTGCAATGCATTGCCTAACTGTGTGCCAGCAATTTTTGCAGCGTATGTTCCTGTTGGAATTGCAACATCACCCTGACCACCCGTAGCATTTATCTCTTTTAAATCATTAGCAATTTCTGGAGAAAACAATTCTAGTTGTTCCATAGTTATGCCATTACTTCTTAACTGCTGATTAAATATTTCTGCGTCTATAAAAATGTTTGGTACTTCTTTGTCACTAGCTACATTTTGTACATATGTTTCAAATGCATTTGGATTTCTAGTTCTTGTTTTATCTGTAATAGATAAAGTAGACAATGAATCAATAAAGGCAGCATCTTGTGTCGCTTTTTGTGCTTTACTTACATTTGTTATAAAAGTAGGGCCAGCACCTAATCCAGCTATTGGAATCATGCCAGTAGATACCACTTCAAATACAGCAGCAAGTCTTTGTGATATTTCTGTTCTACCTTCTGGTGTTAATAATTTACTTTCAAATTCACCCGTTTCAAAATAATTAGCAAAATCTTCACCTGCTATATTTACTAATTCTTGTGCTTCTTCTGTAAGCACCTCTGTTGCCAAATTGCGAAAAAATTGAGTACCAGTTTTGCGTAAAACTTGTACCATAGTAGGTTTTAATAAAGACTTATTAACCTCTTGCATAGTCTCTCTTATTAATAAACTTTTAAATGGTGCTGCTATTGTGCTTAAACCTACAAATTCTAATCCACCATTAACAAGGCCAACTGCTATTCCAACATTTCTAGCTGTTTCGTGCGAAACACCCATGTCTATTAAAGTATTATATTGATGACCTGCTTCTATCATTATTCCTTCTTTTGCAGAACCAGTTTGCATACCCCATATAAATCCAGTAATAATTCCACCTTTTACAGTAATCGGTGCAAATGGGCCACCTAATAATCCTAAAGAACCACCTGTAGCTCCACCAGCCACACCAAACTTTACTGCTTCTTGCATGGTCTTAGACCATTGACCACCTATCATAGAAAAATTTTCCCACATACCAGAACCATCACCTTCTAGTTCTTCTAGCCTTACACCTATTTCTTCTATACGTTTATCTATTGTTTCATTAGGTTTACCTAGCTCTACGTTAAGTGCTTTTTGAAAACCAAGTTTACCTTGCTCAGTTTGTAGCCTACCCTTTTCCCAACCCTGTGCTATGTTCTCAGGAAAATCTACTATACCAGTAAATGCACTTTCTATAAGACCTAAACGTTCTACATTATCTTGGGCTATTGCTGCAAAATTAGGATCAGTTAAATGACGCATTAATATTGGATTTGTTTGTGCTAAATCCAGTGAATATATATTTTGTTCTTTATTTCTTTCTTTTAAAATCTCTAAAGTTTGGTCACTATTTAAACTAACTCCTTGTGGTAAATTTAAACGTTCTGCTAATTTTTGTGCTTCACCAGTTTTATCAGGATCTAACGTAGAAACTGTATGTAGTATTTGTTTTAATTTTTTTTCTCGTTCTTTATTTTCTTGTTCATATAAATCATCAAATGGATTTTTTTGAATATAGTTTTGACTTGGTGCTAACTCATTTAAATCATCAAATGGATTTGTAGGCATTATTCCTCCTCCTTATATTCAAATGCTGCCTTTAAACTTCCAGGTTGACCTTTTCGTACAAAATAATCAGCAATTGTTTTTTGCGTAACAGGTTTATTTGCTCTACGCAAAGATTCTTGAATACTAATTAATACTTCTGGATCTATTTTACTTGTAAATACTTTTACGTTTTCGCCTTTATAAGGTATTTCAACATATACATCTTTTATTCTATCTTGATCAACAAAGAATATATTTTTATCTATTGTATCACGACCACCTATAAATCCTAAAAATGGGTCATTATCAATATTAACTGTGTTTAGCAAAACATTATTGAGTGCATCTTGTTTTTCACCCATAGTTAACTTTACGTTGCCTTTAGCAATTTGTCGTGCGTTAATTTCTTTTAACCATGCGTCATTTATTATGATATATTTCTTTTTCTTTGTTTTATTTTTAGACGTATATAAATCACCCATGTCATATCTATCTAAAGTAGCTTTTAACATAGTGACATTACCTGTAGCTTCTACATATTTACTTTCAGACTGTAGTTCGTTTGCATATCTTGCTAACTCTAAATATTGTGGTTTAGATAATTTATGACTGTGTGATTCTAAATTATCTCTTAATTCTGCTGGGTTATCAATTAATTCAACAACTGTATCAACATCAGATTCTATTGGCTGTCCTTGTTTTAATATTGCCTGATCTTCTTTTCTAAAATTATCTATATTAATATTATTAGCTGTAAGGTTTTTCCATCCTCCAGGTTCAGCAAATGCTATTTGTTTTGCAGCATTTAATTCCTGATTATAAATTTCTTCCTTACTATTTTTATTTTTATTGTATTTAATTTCTAAATCTTTTATTGCATAAACTAATTCTTTTGGATCTTTAATTGTATTTCTTAATTCTTGTTTTAAATCTTTAAGTGGTCGTGTATTTGTAACAGGGTCTATTTTAAAATTGTTATCAACAAAATTATAATCAATGCCTTGTTTTATAACTTCTAAATCATTAACAACTGCTGCTGCATAATCTCCTTCACCATATTTTTTGTTAACTTCTTCAGTAATTAATTTGTTGTATTTGTCTAAAATTTTTTCATTATTAACAAGTCCAGATTTAGCTTTTGTATATAAAGAATCAGCTTTTTTAACGCCAAGTTTTTGTATTGCAAATAAATGAGTTGTTGCGTGTTCTTTTATTATTCTTGTAGTAGTTTCTGGATTATAAAATTTTGATGTATTTCTAACCTGCTCAAGCATTTCAATTTTTTCTGGAACTGTTCTGTTAGTAATATCAATAAATTCATCATCACTGTTAAAACCATGAACAACTGCTGCACCTAGTCCATTGTCAAATTTGTTGTTACTATCTAAAGTTGCTAATTTGCTTGCTTGACTTAAATAAGTACCATCATTTTGATTTCTGTTGTTATCTAATACTCCATTAACTGTATTGTCTTTTAAAAATTCTGTATGTTTTTCTTTTACATTTTCAGTTAATTTATCTACAATTTTTTCATCCTGTATTTGATTATTTAAATATTTTATAAAATCTTTAACGCCCCCAGTATCTTTATCTTCAGCGTATCTATCAATTACAGTCTTATAAATTTCCATAGTAAAATTATTGAATGATTCCAAATATTGTGAACTAACCTGACCTTGTGTTGGGTCAATATTCCATCCTTTTAGTACTGCTAATTCTTGTAATGTTGCTATACCTTTTGCCATATTTTTATTAAACTCACCTTCGGGATCGGCCCAAGTTTTATAATTGTCACCTAAAACTACATCACGTTGATGAGTTTTTAATTTAGTTGCAGTTTCTTGTTCTAAATATTTACGTTGCTCTATAATAGAATGTTTCAACATTTTATTTTCAGCAGCCCTAGCAGACACAGAAGCCATTTTTTCAAACATATATTTAACAACGCCATTACTAGCTTTAGTGCCATACTCGTCTGTTAATCTTTTTATATCTTGACCAGCTACATCGTATTCTTTTAAATCTTCTTCTTTATTAACTGTCGCTACAGCTTGCGAACCTTTTAAAGTTAAAAATTGATTAGTGCGTGCTTCTACCTGACCATAGTACTCGTTGTATAATTCTCTTGCTTCCGCATCATTACGTTCATCATCTAATTTATTTATAATTTGTCCGACACTCATTAGTGCCTTGCCCTGTGCTTTTATACCGTCAGATACAACATCTTTACTAGGTACTACTCTTCCACCAGATAATTGAACCTCTGATCCACTTTCATATTGTTGGCCAAGTTCTGTTTGTAAAGGTACAGTTGATTTCATGGCTATCCTCGTAACATCCCTGCTGGAAGATTGCTAATAATGCTGCCTGTACCAGTTAATAAACTAGTAGACATATTCATAAAAGGATCTATAGCTGATGCTGTTGAAAACATATTAGTTGCACTAAGACCATACATATCTGCCTGTATACCTAAACCTACGCCTTCTAAACGTTTATTTGCTACGGCTCTTACCTTATTAGAATTCATAGTAGCTTTGTCAATTTCTGCTAAAATTTCAGAACTAACAAATGCATCTTTTGTACTGCCTACTCCCATTTGTATTCCTCTAGCAGCAAACGATGTTCTAGCTGATGATTTTCTATTACCTTGTTTAAGTGTTTGTATTTGAAATGCTTTGTTGTATGTACGATATAAATGTTGTGCCTGACCTTCTTTCATACGTTGATTAAACAACGTCATATCTTTTTGATGCTCATAATTTAAAGCTAAACTTTTAGTTTTATTTTGTTCTGACTTTGCAGCGTAATAAGAGCCAACTACGCCACTAATAGCACCAAAACCTTGGGTTATAACTCCAAATTTACCTAAATCAGTTAAACTATTCCATCCTGATGTCATAAGCTCAACACTCTTCTATTTTTCTAGTATAAATCCATGATATCTGTTTACGGTTACACTATCCACCTATAGCTACTTCTAATGTAAGACCTACAACTGTTAATGGTAATGGATCTGTTTGTCGTACAAATAATTGGCCATTATCTTGCCAAGCAGGGGTCAACATAATTTTTATATCTTCTGTTTTTAAATCTGGCGGTGTTCCATACGGTTCTGTCGTTCTTTGTTTTGCTTCCACTAATTTATCGGAAGATGGGCCAGCAAAAATTCCAGATGATTCTAATACCCGTAACCAAACATGGTTTATATTTTTTACACGTCCTTGTCCTAACGCTTCTATTTGTAAAGCCATAGGCAAAGTGTTTATATCACTTTCATAAGGCAATCCAATATGAACAACACTAGCTGCCCTGTCTAACGTAACAGAACCATTAGTAATTACTTTTTGTGGATGCACAGCACCATCTGCCAAAATGTTTACTGTTTTGCCTTCTAACCAATTAATTCCTGATAATACATTTCTTGCTACTTCAAACGTTGTTATAGGTGTATTACGCAAACTTACAGGTAAATCCTTATCTAATTTTGCAGTTGCTATTGCTGTACTTGAAGTAGAAACTATTTCCAATCTGTACCTATTAGCACCATCGACTAAAACAATTGCGTCACCAACATCATCAGTACTAGGAGGTGCATTAAACAAATTAAAATTAGGTAAAGTTGTTATTGTAACGTTTTCACCTTTAGCGTAATTTGTACCGCCAGATATAGTAACGGTATGATTAGTATTTGTATTTATACCATTGTAAGTTGAACCTGCATCAACAAAAAAACTATCCCGGTCAGTTGCAAATAACCTTGTACCCATACGTTCTATATATCTTTTAGACGCACCATTAATAGTTCTTTTTACAACACAATAAGTAACATCATCATTACCTTCAGATACGCAAGCAACAGTTTCAAATGTGCCATCAGTATCATGTTGATGCCATGCTCCTATTTGCTGTTCTGGTACATATGTAAGACCTAATAATTTACCATTACTACTTATTGCCCATACAATTGGTATTGGTGATTTTGATAAAGCCATATCTTCAATTGTCAAATTATCAAACAAATGTGCAGCACGTAGAGATAAATCACCTGTAATAAATCCATTAGCTTGCCAGTTATAACCAAGTTCTCTTATATGACCACCACGAGCAGCACCATATACCAAGCTATTATTAACAATTACTGGTTGTGAATTATTAGCACCAACGTATGATTGTGGTTTTACTGATATAGATGTAGGGGTTATTGCATCACTATTAACAGAAGTTACTCTCCACTCAGCTGATCCAGTAAGCATAAGTAAATTTGTTAAAGGAACAATATGTCTTATAGTGTTTGCTTCACGAGCAGCAACTCTAAACTCAATACGGTCATCATCTCGTATAGGTAATCCAAACGACATATTACTTTCAGTGCCGGATTTAGTCATCCATATATTTTGCGGTGCATTATTTGTACCTGCAAATACTCTACGTTGTTCAAAATAAGATACAGCACCAGGATAATTACCAGTTCCTACAAAATCATTTTCATGTATTGGTGGAGTTCTTGAAAAGTCTGGAGCAAAATTGTTATCGACAATTTGATGAACATAACCAATAGTACAATTACCATTACCTTCATTATTTACTGTTATATATTTAAGTTCATTGTCATTTATTTTGGTTACGATAAATTTTCCAGCAGCTATATTACCACTTACGTTAACAACATTTATAGTGTCACCAGTTTCAAAACCATGATTAGCTTTAGTAATAGTAAGTATATGTTCTCCAGAATTACTATCGGTGACTGATACATATGGAACAGAACTAGATTGTGCTGTACTTCTATTAACTATTTCACCTATAAAACCAAAAATACCTGCTTGATCTTTATAAACACGATATCTTGATGCACCAGCTACTGGATTCCAAGTAACAGTATTTGTTGCTCCTGTCACAAAAATATTATTACTGACAGCTATTGTTTCAGATTGGTTACTTTCATCTATTAAATTAGCGTCTACTGCTGTAACAACATATTCATGACTTTCATATGTATCTACGTTTGTAGTTGTAGATGCTGGTATATACATAGTAGCTGCTAACCCTGTAGGAGGAGATAATGGACTACCAAAATCTATAGTTTTTACTTCCCATTTTGTAGCACCAAGTCTTCTTAATTCTTTTGGAGGATGATTTGGATGTACCAGTGTCATAACATCAGCAGATTGTACATAATGCACATCAAACAATTCTGCTTCTAAATAATTATGTGGTATCTCATATGTCATATCAGCAGGTAATGCATACCAATTTGTAGAGTTTGGTGGCTGACTGTTTGAATGAGCAGTTTTAGCATAATAATTTGTACCACTATATTTAGCTATATCACCAACAACATAATTAGTACTACCACTCCATGCTGCTCCATCACTGTAATTTAGTGTCTGTCCTTGAGTATGAAATCTAAAATATGTATTACCCATTTCAATAACCATTGTCTGGGTAGTATTAAATGTAAATGATAATAATCTTGTTTTTTTAGTACTGTCTTTTACTTCTTTTACAAAAGAAAATCCTGGCCTATTTTCAGCTGGCCCTTGTGGTTTTGCTATAAAATTACGCATCGTAGCTGCACCTTGCTGAAATTTATTATCAGCAATACGGCCAAACATTTCTGGTGAAATTTCTCCTCCCGAAAATGCTTGTTTAAATGTGCGTGTAACTGGCATTAGTTATCTCCCAGATGTCCAAGGTACAATGTGTTCTACAGTTATATCTCGTTGTAAATTATCTGATTGTTTTGCAGTAGTTAAATAATTAACCATTACTTGTGTACAACGTTTAGCTTCTGCTGCTCCCTGATCACCTTTAATTATTGGCCCTGCCAACATTGATGCCAAATGCCATGACAATGTCATTACAAATAAAGGAGAAAATTTATCTGATTCAGTTATAAACGCCTGATATCGCAACATTGCTGTTTCTACATTTGTATATATTGTTGTACCTTCTATCGCAAATTGTTGTGGTGTATATTGACCTGCAACAATTGTCGGTGCGTAATTAGATGTAATACCACCTGGAGTATCGCCAGCAGACATTCTTGTTGCATAATCATTTTGTGCAGTCGGAGATATAACTGCAACGGGTGACATCATGTCTGTAGGTGCTACGTATGCATAATCCCATTGAGCAATATTATTAGTTGTTAAAGCTAAATTTGCACGTTTGGCAGCAAAATTCCAAGTATGCATTTCTAACAATGTATCTCTTGCTATTGGATAAAAACGAGCAGCTTTTTCTGCTTGTGCTGATCCCTCTGGTGGGGATAGTGAAGCGATTGTTGCATCATCACCCAAATGTGCTAGGGCAAGGTTGCAAATATTTACTTCGGTTGCCATGACATCTCCTAAAAAAAAGGGAGGTTAGCAGTAGTACTACTAGCCCCCTGTGAATAAATAAGAAACTAATGCCTATTTATTTGCTGCTTCAAGTTGACTAATAAGTGTTTCTTTAGTTTGTCTTTTATCAAGTTCTAAACCAATAGTCCGACCATAAACTTCAAGCTCTGCTTTTGTCATTGCTTCATAATCAATAACATCAGATCCACCAACTATTTCAATGTTAGTGTTTGGCTCTCCGTTGTATTCAAACTCTTCATTTGTCTCTCGCATAGAATTACCAACGAAACATTTAACTTTAGCTTTGTAAATAGGCATACGTCCTCCTTATTAAGCTACGGTAAAGCCAGAAGCATAGAACTTCTTACCATCACCAATTGTTTCTACTACATCAGCAGTAATCTTACCAGCATTAAAAGTACCAGATACTGTGTATCTTGCACCTAAATACCTTTTACCTTTACCACCTATGTCTGGGTTAATACGTACTACTACGTTTTTACCTTCTGTAAGTGCTGCTGTTAAAACTGCATCGCTGCTTCCAACAACAGTAGGACTAGACAAGTTAGCATTTGCACTAGTTACAACCTCGAATTTAACGCTTGTACCATTTGCTAAAGCAGTGGTAACAGCAAAATTCATATATAAAGCAGTACCTTCACCTATATCTCTAGCAACACTTAAGTCAATAGTGTTAGTAGAAAAAGCAGTTGTAGTAATTGCTTGATCTTCGCTCACTCGGAGCAGTTTGTCTGTAATCATTTTAAAACTCCTTTAATGAAAATTAAATTAAACAACACGAGCTTCGCTGTTAATCAAAGCATCTACTCTTCTTAGAGGTACACCTAGGAATGATAAGTAGCTTTGTGCTGTACCAAACTGTGATAAACCTTCTTGAATAGCCAAGACGTTTTGTGATTTATCTAATGCTGCAACTGACATACCAGAATGAACAGTTCTATTCATATAGAATGCTGCTCTACCCATAGACATATTAGGTATTCTGTATAACGCTCTTGTCATTAACTTAACAAGATTAGTAGCTGCACTTGCTGTTTGTGTTCCAGTACCTGCAACTAAATCAGACACATCAATATTGCAAATACGTACAACGTATCTCCAATCTTTAACGACTAAACCGTTCTTCCACTGATAACGAGTAGCAAAAGCTTGTAACCTTGTACCGTCACTGTTGTAAACAGTCTGTTCGCCTAGATCTTCATGTGTTAAACCTGCCTTAGATCCTTTTGGAAATGGACAATATACTGTTTGATCGCCCCAGCATACAAGATAGATAGAAGCATTATCAGAACCTGATCCACCTGCATCTAATATGTTTACTGAGTTATCCGCAGAAAGATCGCCATATCTTGGTGCTAAACCTAAAAACTTCTTAGGATCTGTACCAGGGTTGCCGTAGAACATTGTCTCAGCTTGTGTCTGGTTCATTGCTTCTAAGAAAGCTGTATCTTCAGATAAACGGAACTGAGCAGTGTTACCATTTAACATTGCCAAGTCTTTGTCAACTTCAGAACGTGCTTCTAGAATTCCGCAAGCTTCATCAACCTGTGCGGTTGTTGATTTACTTGATGGAATACCTTGGTTTAATGCACGGAAATACACTTGTGGTAATCCAGTTCTGATAATTACACGTTCTCCAGTAGGCAAGTTACCTTCTTTAAAAACGCAATCTTCTAGAATTTCGTTGCTTTGTGATAATAGTTCTGCGACTATTGGAACTCTACCGTCTGGGTCAGATCTTTTTGCCCAATCCGCTAGGGTTAAATTTGATGTTGAGAGTGTAGCCATTTAATAACTCCTTACTTGTTTTGCTGATTTGAATATAGTGCGTTAGCTATGCCGTTAAAATCTTTTGGAACTTTATCGCCTTGAGCATTTGCTCCTTGAGAATTACCAACATAACTGTCTTCACTAATTGCCTTACCTGCCCGATACATAAACCGAATTACTTCGGGATGATTACCTAAGCCTGATTCTTCCAGTAGCGACTTTAAAGCATCTGTACCAAATGCATTAAGTGATGATTTAGCAATTTCTAGATTGGACTTTAAATTTTCACCACCAAATTCTGAATCTGATTGTGAATCATTTGCCCATTCCGTCTTTACTTCTTCAACCACTTTTGCTTGCTTGGCTTGCATTATGGGTGCAACTTTGTCGATTACTTTTTGTGCAGCTTCCTGTGGAAGGTCAAGTTCTTTAGCGACTTCACCGAATGCAGTAATTACATCGGGGTCGAGTTCATCAGGTGCGTCAGCCACCTTTGTGTTGAATTCGTATTTCTCAGGTGCACCTTCTGGTTTTACCTGATCGCTAGTTTCACTTTCAACAGCGGTTTCATCCGAAACTTGTTGATCCTTTACAGATTCAGCTTGCTGCTGGGTTTCAGTAGTTGCTTCAGTTGATTGCTCAGTTGTTGCGTCTACTGGTTGCTGCGAATCGCCTTCATTGGTTTGGTTGGCTTCCGTTATCAGCGTTTCTGACATTTTTTTGCTCCTTAATCATTGTCGGGTATAACTCTGGGCAGAGAGTGTGAATCAAGTTTAGTATTTGCAGACCATAATTCCTGTTACCTTCGCTAAATGACATTGCCATTGCGTTAGTGTTGAACGATGATCGGAAAACACCTGCTTGCTCCAGAAGTCTCCAGATTAATCTGCGACCCCTCTTGCTGCTCATGAGCCATTTAATATCCGACTCTTCATTTTGGCGGTCAATTCTTTCTTCAGACTTTTTATTGTCTTTAGTTTTTTGTTGACCTTTTAAGTCGAGAGGATTGTATTCACTCATGATCTAATATATCTAGTCATATCGGTGTTACGGTTACACCTTATCGCTTTTTACTCTGGCTATCTTTTAATGCTTTAGCAGTTGGTGCACCTTTTGAACCCGGTTTACGCATTTTTTCACCAGAACCTGCCTTAATTCTTTTGCGTTTTGCATGGATGTTTGCCCATAACCCTTGATTTTTAGCCATTATTTTTTACCTCCATACAATCTTTCTGCAAATTGTTGTAATTTAGACTTTCTTTTTTTCTTATCTTTTTGTTTTGCATTATGTTTTTCCAGCATTTGTTTATATTTCATTCGGTAATCTGCTGACATATTGCCATAGCTAAAATTTCCAGGCGTTTTGGTGTCCATTGTTATACCTCCAAAGGTGATGGTGAATTGTATCCGCTAAACTGGTTCATCATATCCATCAGAGATGGCTCACCAGTTTTACTATTATTTAATTTAGTTGCATTCTCCACTGCCTGATTCTGTTGTTCTTGCTGTGCCATTGCTTGTTGTGCTTCGGCTTTCTCTTGACGTATCCTTGCTAATCTTTCCCCTCCAATAA